AAAGGTCCAACGTCATAGTGGAACTGATCCCCACATCATTCTACTGGTACCACGTCTTATAGCATAGACGCGGGTACCCGCTTCCGCTCGATTGTTACGCGCGTGAAGCGTTCGTCGATCACTGCTGAATCACCAACCTGTACGTGGTTACACGCACGAAGGAGGCGTTCCCAGGACCCGTACATGCTACTGTCATGCTTCACTTTGATAAGTGGCGCAATCACAGTAGTGCACTGGATCGATCGCGAGAAGCGAGTTGTACTACTTATAGAAGTAGGTATGATTCGCCGTTCAACCTTGTCGTCGGAGATGAAACCGAGTACAGGTGAACCGAATGACACTTCAGGTAGCGGCATGCCGCACGAATGAAGGATCGCTCGTCTCAAACAGTTCGCAGTTTGCGAATAACCGTTGCGTCGCAACTGATATTCGATCTGCAGTGCCGAAACCAAAGCTTCGGCTGATCGACTATGGTAAAAGCGCTTTTTCAGGCGCTGGGGCGTAACGCATTCACCATGGAATGCGTCGAAACCACAAGACTCGCGAAAGGGACCCTGTATGAAAGACTTTCCTTTATTAAATTCGAGACCGAATTTTGGAAAGAATTCAAAAAGAGGGTCCGCGTGCAGTGGTGTGACAATTATGTCATCACCATACACGTAAACATCTTTCGCTATCGCCTTGTATGTTCCGCCTCGTCGCATCTTTATTGATGCGACGGCGAGTGCGAAATGCACAATCGACATCACCGGAAAACAAAGAGAAGAGCCCATAGGGGCGAACTTCTTCGTTTTTATTGTTTCCCCATCAGGGAATTCAATATGGCCCGTTGATAACGATAGGAGGAATCGGCTCAAATCTCCGGCCCCGCTGAATAAAAACTCAACGAGGTTCCGAGATATACGGTCCGACGCGTCTTTCATGTCCAAGGTGGCAAACGAGCCATCTATGGAACCCGCTCTAGCTAAAGATTGGTTGATAGTCTGGTCATTGAAATTCACATGACCTCTAGTGAGCCAATGGCTCTCAAGGTGATCTCTCAACTTCTTAGCTAGACCCTGCTGTAACCACATATATTCTTGTGGTTCCATGCATATGATCCGCGGCCCTCTGGAATCCTTAGGGACGCATCTCAATCGTGATACCCCGTGTTCCTTGCGAGGTAATTCACGATACGCACGAAGACGATCGAACAAGTGTTTACGACCTATGTAAAAGTAGTCGTAATACGGGTACACTTCATGTAGTTTAGAGAAGTGGACCATTGGTTCGTATCGCTTGGACCGATGACTTTCAGATGCTGATGCACCTGGACCTGGTAGACAAAGTATGTCACGAGGATCAAAACTGCGGAATATAGCAGTAATGACGTCACGGCCCATGGCGAGAACTCGCCCTTGTTCTGACGAAACATCCGGAATATCCGGAAGTTCCGCATCGACTTGCCGGAATCTTGTGATTGCGGCTTCGACGAGATCGTCATCAAGACGCTCTTCAAGCTTGTACATAAAATAGCAAGCTTGTCGAATGCATCTGACAGCGCGGTAATCCGCGCAATTAAGGAGAACACCTTCATCATTGAAAACCTCCTTGAACAATGCCCCCATAAATGAGGGTGTTGTCCGTCTAGGATGGCGTTTAAAGCCATCGATAGGTGTGAAGGAGCCTGCCTGAAGAGCACTTTCAAAGTGCTTTCCGAGAGCAGGAAGTGTTTTCAATTGGAATGATGCACCTTCCTGACGGGAACGTCCAATGACGTACTCCCGATCACGGACCGCATCTTCCAAAGTGTACCCCGGGCTTACCACAGCAAAATCGTGATAAAGTTGCTGCGCAAGCTCCTCGTAGATGGATACGGCAGACATTTAAGCGTCTCCTTTATAAGGTTTCGCTCTGCTAGCCATAACCGCTCAGTGGGTATTAATTACCCCCGATAAGCAGCTGGTCGACATTTGCTGACACAGCGGCCCAGGCTGCCAACATGGCAACCTGTTTCTTCACTTGGGCATCAGTCGCAGCTTTAGCGCGAGTGATGACCATGTGTGCGGTACAGACCTGACGCACACCTTGTGCGTCAACTTCCGTGTAAGTAAACTGAACAAGATGCTTGTTCAATTTCGACGGGGATTTATCATCAAGCGTATGCTTAATGGTGATCCCGGACAGATTCGTGCTGGTAACACCAGCAGTCGTTTCGCGGCGTACACTCTCCATCCCAACACGGGACACGAGATTGTAGGTGCGCGCGGCCACACCGTCGTTAACGGAAATAGTATCGCTGAGCATATGGCTCTCCTATGGGTATGAGGATAACGTTCCTCTTAACGCCCCCTAACGAGGGATCAGGTTCATGAGGCTCAGACTTCTAGAGTCTAAGGAGCACAATTGCTCCTACCTGAAAGCCCGCATCAACGACGCCAACGTTACGGCGCGCTCGCCTAAAGCAGCGAGCTCATCGCCTAAATAGTAAGTTGGCGTCACCCACGTACCCGCACCGTACAATTGTCCGGTGAGGCCAGGAGTTCTTTCGTACCTCCGATACTTGGACCACGCGACAGGAAAATCGGCTTGTACATCAATATCGCCGGGTAATCCTGTTCCTCCAGTAAAGTACTGGATAGGACGCGTGTCCCCGCCCGAATAGGGCGCATTAGTATCGCCAAGCCTTGACAAGCAAAGGACGCGAATAATTTCGCAGGTCTGAGATTCAGACCATCCTTCGATGTCAAGATTGGCCACGGGAGATCGGGAAATGTACGCTAACGACTTGCCAAAAGTGGTAAACATATCCACCAAAAAGCTGAATGGAAATGCATTCCACAAAGTCGAGAGCGTGATATCCAGCCCTGCATATCGTGCAAAGAACCCGAAAGTGTCGTCTACATCTATTGAGTAGCGACACACGAGCTGTGCACAATATCTGACTTGCGTTTGCGAGTACGTCCGGTAGATACCGGGCCCCGTAACGGAAGTAACTTTCGACACGTCCTTCGAGAAGTGTCGAATGTTTCTTTTGTTACCCTGCTCATTGAATTTCGATGCAGCATCAGGAAGATGCTGTATCAAATCAATGACGGTCGCAAGATCACGGATGAGCGGCTTAAAGTTGAATTGATATTCTAGATTCAACTCGGCGGCCGATTTACCCGTAAGCAAGTCATACCCTGAAAACTTTCTAGTGAGGAGACCAATAACGGACTCAAAACCAGAAATCACCCTGCCACAATACTTCACCAACTCACGATAATCTTTGAGTTCGTATAAGAAGTTGGCAGCGGAGAACCCAGAATCAACACTGGGACTCAGGGTAGCCCACGATTCCGCGCGCAGTTGATTCAACTGCGCTTCGGTAAGCGTGGCGGCTGTAAATCCTGACAAACTGGGAGGGGCTGGCATACCATCACTTAAAACATACCACGAATCCTTCGTGGCATGTTTCGCCGTGTAGTAATGAACACCTTGACGATATTCTGTCACAGTGTGCAGGCAATAGTTTCGCTTGCCTCTACCTTTCGGCTCATCGGTGATGGAAGTGCCTCCAACCAAACTCGGACTGATGGTTAATAAACGACCATCGGAGCGCTTATGCGCGACATCCGAGAAGGGTGGAAAGTTCGTAATTGGGTGTGTACCGCTTGTAAAAGGGTATATACCTAACGACGAAGAATTGCCCGATATCCCCGCACCTGATCGGTATTTATTACCGAAGGTGTTAGGGGATACCCTAGTTCGTCTTCCCATGAAAGAATCCTCCTTGAGCTGTGACTAAGCCCAAGTCGGGGTGTCCGGCGGC